TAATGCTTCCTGACGGACCAGCTAAGGTGTTAGCGGCCCAGGTAGCGTCGCTCGTGCATTCCGACCGGAAGCGGGAAGCCGCGATGGCCGTCGTCGAAGCGTGCAAGATGAAGGTCAAGATTTCCGACGACAATCCGGCCAAATACAACCCCATCCTAACACACTATCTACACGACCTGCTGGAGTCGGATGCGCCGGAGGAAGCGGCACAGATACTCTGGACCCCGACGCTATTCAACCCATCGCCGCAATCGACGAGAGACCTGTGGGACCTTTTTCGCACCACGAATCAGGGACTCATTATGGGCGGCGGTAGCATGAGCAAGTCATACAGCGTCGGTGTGCGGCTGTTCCTTGAGTTCATCCGGGACCCGGAATACACCGCGGTGCGCGTGCTCGGCCCGAGCGAGGACCACTTGGAATCGAATCTTTTTTCGCACCTGGTCCGGTTGCATAGCAGCGCCACGCTGCCGATGCCCGGCGAAGTGAACGCGCTATTCATTGGGCGCTCCCGGCGCAATCAGGCGGGCGCAATCAAGGGACTCGTCATCCCGATGGGCAAGCAGAAAAAGGCCGGGCGCATCCAGGGAACGAAGCGAATTCCGCGGCCTGTCCCGCACCCGGTCTTCGGTCCGTTGTCCCGGCTGTTTTTGTTCCTGGACGAAATCGAGAACATCCCGCAGGGTGTGTGGGGCGACATCGACAACGTGCTGTCCCAGGTCGAAGAAGAAGGGGCCGTGGGCGGGTTCAAGATTTTCGGTGCATACAATCCCCGCAACCAGCGTGACGAAGTCGGCATCCGCGCGGAACCTCCGTTCGGCTGGGAGAGCTTCGACATCGACAAGCATTTTCGGTGGAAATCCACGCGCGGCTGGGACGTGCTACGACTCGACGGAGAGAAGTCGGAGAACGTGGTCACTGGCAAAACTATTTATCCCGGCCTGCAAACGCGCGCCGGGCTAGACGCTATTGCGCTGAATTCCGGCGGGCTTCAATCGCCCGGATACTACACGATGGGCCGCGGCGCGTATCCGCCCCAGGGCATCGAACTCGCGGTAATTCCTCCGGGAATGCTGCACAACATGCGCGGGGAATTCATTTTTCTGGATACCCCCGTGGCGGTTGCCTCGTGCGACTTGGCGCTCGAAGGCGGCGCGGGAGCCCCATATACCCTCGGGCGATGGGGACGAGCCACGGGATACAAGGTGCCTCCGACGCTGGAATTCCCTAACGGGCGCACCATCATGTTCAAGGATACTAACAGTCGTGCAACCACACGATGGGCGCTTCAGGCCGACCAGCAGTTCATGTTGCCGAAGGGCGACACCGTGGCTATGAGCGCGAAGCTTATTGAAATCAATAAGAAGGCGGGTGTTAAGCCGGAATGGTTCGCGTGCGATAGGACGGGCCACGGCGCGGGCATCGCGGACTTGATGAAGCACGACTGGTCCCCCGCTATACACGATGTAAATTACAGTAACAGCGCAAGCAAGACCCGGCTCATGGAGGAAGACACCCACACCTGTGAAGAAGAATTTTTACGAGTTTGCAGTGAACTTTGGTTCGGATTACGGGCGTATGCGGAATTCGGCTACCTATTGCTGCACCCCAGCATGAACCTGGAGAAACTAGCAGTCCAGGTGACCCAGCGTAAGTTCGTTACGACCGGGAAACAAAAAAAAGTTCAGACGAAGGCGGACTATATCAGCACTGGGAAAACTTCCCCGGACGAGGCCGACAGCCTGACACTTTTCGTGTTCGCCGCCCGCCGCGGCTCCGGGACTATACTGAGTATGAAAGGCAACGACGTGCAGATGCCGGGAAGTTCTGACGATTTCGACGGCTGGTCCGACGAACGGGTGCTCAAGGGCGGCGCGTATCACGACTGCACGAACACCACGGACTACCTCAGCGATACCCCGATTTTATGAAGCGCATAAACGTAAACCTTTTCCCGCGGGACGGATATTTTTTCACCGATGCCGACGGAGCCCGCATCCGGGGACACTCTTGGGCCGACGTGATGCGTCGGGTAGCCGCATATCGCAAGCGCGCCGGACGCGCGCAGGGAAACGTCGAGGCGGAAGTGAGCGCCCAGGCGTGCGCGCGTAACCCGGCGCACTGCTCCGAAATCAACGGAGAAAATGAGCGGCACCTGAAGATAGCGTCCCTCAAGGGGCGCGTGCTGCGCTACCTGTCTTTCATTCGCGGGCTGCTACCTGGCAACCGGGTGCCTTGGGCCAACCCCACCGATGCCGCCAACCGCGCGAACGTGTGCGCGTCGTGCCCGCTGAATACCGCGCTCCCGGAAGGGTGCAGCAGTTGTCGTGCCGCAGTGAGGGCGATGCACAAAGAAATTCTCGGTGGCCGCACGATAGATGCGCGTTTAAACGGATGCAGTCACCTGGGGGAGAGCCTGCCGGTGTCGGTGTGGGTGGACCACGATGTGGTGGACGACCCCACGTTACCGGCCCATTGCTGGCGAAAACGACGCACGCCATGAAGATGCCCAACCCTTTTCGATTCGCCGCGGCTATGCTGGCTGTCGGCTACGCTCGCCTCCGGGGCTACCGGGCGCTGGTGAATTCCGCGGAAGAAGTGAATCGCTGGCAGGAGTGCCGCCGGTGCCCGCATCGCATTCCGGGGCCGGAGCTTATCGGAGACCAGTGCGGGCTCTGCGGGTGTCTGCTCGACGCCAAGGTGCTGCTGACGACCGAGCGGTGCCCGGATGGCAGGTGGAAACGAATCTGGCGGAAATCCCCCGAATAGCACACTGTTTAGAGACGCTATGCCTGCCGAAACGCAGTATCCTACTTCTAACAACCTGGACCCCGCCGGGGGGATTATTCAATCGCCCAAGATTGATTCCGCCGGGCACCCGACTCAGCGCAGCATCCGGGACTCGGGCATGGCCGTCAACGTGGTTCGCACCATCATCGCCGCGAACCGCCAGCGGCAGGTCGTCAACTCCCGCATCCTGGCGAAATACAACGCGGAGCGGCCATACGACAGCGCCCGCCTCGAATCCGAAGGATTGGGGTGGAAGCAGAATTTTACCACCAAGCCGCTGCCGCTCTGGATTGAAAAAGTTGCCCCCCGATTTTGCGAGGCGGTCTCAGGTGTTAAATACCTGACCGACAGCACCCTCAGCAACAAGTGGCAGAACAACGTCGAGAAGTCGGAAAAATTCCGGGACGTAATCACCAAGACAATCCGCAACCGCGTCGGATGGCGGACCCTGGTGGAGGACTTGGCTTTCGACAACGCGCTGTTCGGCCATACCGTGGCGGCGTGGCTCGACGAGGGATACACCTGGTTCCCCAAAGCTTTTCAGCAGGCAGAGAATTTTCTCCCGGACGGTTGCAAGCAGGCGGCATCGAATGCCCAGTTCGTCGTGCTCAAGGAAATGTATCTGCCGCACGAACTTTTCGCCTACATCAAGGACCGGGAAACGGCGGAGGAATTGGGCTGGAACATCGAAGAAACCATCAAGGCGATAAATGCCGCCAGCCCGGCTCAGATTCGGGACTTGCTCAACATCGGCGGCACCATTGAAACCTGGTATCAGAATGCAATCCGCGAACTGACTATTGGTGTTAGCTACATGGCGGGCGCGAGTGTATGCACAGTGTATACACTGCTCGTGCGGGAAGTGACCGGCAAGGTCAGTCACTACCGGCTCGCGGGCGCGGAGATGTCGGAGATTTTCACCAAGCTTGACCGATTCGACGGCATGGAAGACTGCATGTCGTTCTTTGCCTTCCAAAAGGGCAACGGCACCATGCACGGGAGCAAGGGCATCGGGCGCGACCTTTATGAACTCGCCGGGATGATTGACCGGACGCGCAACGAAGTCGTGGACCGCTCGATTCTCTCCGGCAAAATCCTCGTCCAGGGCGACGTGAAGCGGCTGCACACGTTTAAGATGAACGTCATCGGCTGCATGGCACTCATCCCCCGAGACTGGGACCTGCGCGAGCAAAAAATCGACGGCGACATTGAGCCATTCCTCAAGCTCGACGCGTATCTGGCACTTCTCGCCGACCAACTTATCGGCAACACATCCCCGCGCCAGTTCGGCGGAGAACGCACCACCAAAGCGGAAGTGGATTTGTTCGCCGCGCGAGAGGAAGAGACCAAGGACGTGCGCATTACCAGATTTTTGGAGCAGTTCGTGGCGATGGTGCGCACCATGCAAAAGCGAATTTGCGACCCGGACACGCTCGAAGAAGATGCCAAGGCCGCGCAGAAGGAATTGCTGGAGCACATGACGAGGGCCGAAATCGAGGAACTGCGGATGCAGCCCGTGGCCAGCACCATCCGGGACCTAACACCCGCGGAGCGCCAGATGACGAGCGCGTTTTGCACCGAGAAAAAGGGCAACCCGCTGTATAACCAGCGCGCGCTCGAAGTAGAAGACGGCACGGCCCGAGTCGGCTCGGATTTCGTGGACCGCGTGTTGCTTCCGACGAATGACCCTACGGAGCAGGCGGAGCAGAGCCGGTTACAGCAGATGGAACTGGCGCTCATTATGCAGGGTCAGCCGGTGCCGGTGTCCCCCCGCGACAATCACGAAATCCATCTGAGCATTTTGATGCCGATTGCCGAGCAACAAGCGTCCGCGATGATGGAAGGCCAGTCGCACACAGCAATTTTCGAGACTCTGGTTGCCCACATCAACGAGCACGCGAACAACTGGGAAGCCCAGGGCGCGCCCAAGGACAAAATCAAGCCCGTCCTCGATTTCCTCAAGAAAGCCGGGCCTGAGATTGCGAATTTGCACGCCCTCGACGCCCAGGGTCACCAAATCATGTCTTCCGTCGGCCCACCCCCGCCGGAAGCCCAACCGTAACCCCCCAAAATGACCACCAATGGAAATCACGAATGACAGTTTGCCCTGGGACAGCGAGGATTGCGCTGTTTTCCGAACCTTTTTAACCTCCCGCGCCGGTCAGAGACTGTTGCCCAAGCTCGCGGAGCAGTGCCCCGTTCTGCTCGAAGACGGTGACGCCATCAAAATCAGCATCCGCTCCGGCAAAGTGCTAGGATTTCAGGACGCCGTCCGAAATTTGCTCCTTCTCACGGTCCCAACACCAGAGTCGCCGAAGTCTCACGACAACTACCCTCCGGTCGATGACGATGCGGCCCACAACGACGGTCAAAAACTCAACGAATAACCCCCTATGGCAGACGAAACTAACACAAACAAGGTCGCGCTGGAGACTTTTCCTGACGCGACGGCCCACAACACCGAAGTTGCGCAGAAATTAGCAGCGCAGGACATTTCCGGCCAG